CAAAGTCCATATTATCCTCCGTATTATTGTATTAATATATTTTCGTATCTGTAGCAATGCTACACTACTATTTATAATAGTTACACCTATTATAGTACATTTATTTAAGTTTGTCAAGCATGGTTGAGTATGTGATATATTCAACATTTTTATTATTTACCCATGTATCTACTACACAATTTATAGGGTCGCTAGTACCCACAGGTTTTTCATTTACTTTATAAAACTGTATGTGTTTATATTCAGTAAACAAAGCACCCCATTGTATTTTCCAGTTTTCTGATGGTGTTTTACCATTTTGTTCTGCAACATAATGGTCTGTACCTTTGTATATATTATTTACTAGGTGATTATAACTTTCTAAATCATGACCTATTAAATAAACTTCTTTTAAATCTTTTATTTGTTCTACTGCGATTCTGCCACTCGTAGCACCGGCTGCCCACCCTAAATCTTTCTTATAGTTTTCTATCAAGTCTGTTATGTTGTTTGAGTAATCTGGTTGATTAATCCAACTGACATTAATTGATGAATGATTAATCTGTTGTTGTATTATTTCTTTTGTTTTACCATGTGCCTTGCCACTCTTAATAATGTTTGCAAGACCTGATAAGTTAGAACCATGAAATACAAATTCTTCAGCATTTGTTCTTTCGTTTTCAATATGTTTATCATAATAATCTTTTATTTCATCTCTTGTTATTTTATCTACTGCACCATATATCATCATTTCATAATGCATAGCAGGTACTTTTGTCCAGTCTCTAAACCATGCCTCATTCTTTTGACAATAACCACTATTGTATATCTCATGACATATGCCATGGTCTACTGCAACAAGCACATCAGGTGTAAAGTCTCGATACAAAGCATTACAACCATATATCTTACCATGAGGTCTTAACTGTTCTAAATCAAAACCTTTTCTACTTTCACCATTACCTATGCAAAATGCTCTGTTCATTAAACACAACCTGTTGGTTTAGGTAGTCCTCCGTATTTGGCAATCTTCTTCATAGGACCAGATTCAAATACTTCATACAACTTACTTGCTTTTCTGTCCATACCAAATTCTTTTGCAAAGTTACGAACTGCTGGTACTGTACCTGTTTCGTTAAACATTTCTCTTGCTTTGTTTATGTATGTTCTGATTTCATCAGTAATTAAAAATCCATCTTCTTCGGCCATTTGAATCATAACTTCTTCTGACCAATCATTTGTATCTACTAAAAAACCATCACCGTCTCTGTTTAGTTCCATATTAATTTTGCCTCCTCATATCTTTCATAAATTATTAAATACCAATCTGTGAAAAAATGATAGTGAATAATACCTGCTAACATAATTAATGAACCAACTATATTAACTAATATTAATGACCAATCTTTCCACAAAATTCCTACTATCAACCAACCTGTAATGCCTACAAATTGAAAATACATGTTAAATGGATACATATTACTTGCTGTAGTTATTGCACCAAATATAAGCACAATACTTGAAAACCATTTTATGTACCAATCTAATCCATTAGATACTTTTTCATGTACCACTTCTTAAACTCCGGGTCTAATTCAAATTCTTCGTGCAATTCTCTTGGGTCTACTTGACCACTTCTGATACAGTCAGCAAGTAATTGCCACTTGTGTTCCTTTGTTAATGTTATTTCGTTTCCTTTGTAATCTGTAATTTTTCTATCTTCTGTCATAATAAAGCGCCTACAACAAAAATTATTAGTGCATAAACAACTATCTCTACAAAAGGACTTCCGTTTCTAGCACCCTCTTGTTCATTAAATAATTTCATAATAACTTCTCCTTTAATATTATTTTTGTTTCTGTTTGATTAAACCTCAAAAAAGGTTTAAATTTGTTTATCTTTTTTAAGAAATCTGGCCATACAATCTTATCTGTAATGTTTTCTTTCCAATATTTCATAAAACCTAAATGATAATCCATAATAATTAATGTCTCTTTACTAATCTTATTTCCAATACAATGTCGTAAAAGTATTGGATGCTGACCATTATTAACAATAACAACATCATTGGGTTTAATATTGTCCATATCAATAGTGGTAGATAATCTTCCCAAATCTTCTTTGAAGTAGTAATTTGTTGCCTCTTTTCTTTTTCTATATTGTAAATAGGTTTCATGACTATCTCTTTCTAATAAACTGCCTGACCATGCCTTATTCTTTTTGACAAAATTTGCAATCATAAAATCATCAATTTCATCTTGATTATATTTTACACTTAACTTGTGAAACATATACCTATCATTTCTTTTTGTAAATGTTTCTAACTTTGTATGCACCATGCCACTATGTTCTGTATAATCATACTTGTCCGTAGTGAAATGTAATTTATATGCTAAGTATTTTCTATAAACTGCAAATCCGTCATAATTCATAAAGGTAAAGTCCCACCCTTTTCAATTAAATTTAAACCTTGTGCCTCTATTGTAATTTTTTCTTTTAGACTTTTAGAAATGTATCTGCCTACTTCTGCTGGGTCAATTTTATTTTCATCACAATAATGCAAGATGGCATCCATGTAAGACATATCGCCATTTTCTCTTTTTATTTGTTCTATCTTCAGACTGAATTGTTTAGCGTTCATAATATAAAAATCTTGGGGTGTATTTCTGTGTGCCGAGCATACACCAGGCTCCGGCACTTCTTAAAGTGGTAGAGTGCCTAAATTACTTTGCCTCTTGTAATTGTGGATTAACTGTGTCATAAAAAGTCTTTATTGCATTTTGCAATTCTTCTTCATAATCTTTCGGTTCTTTCACAAATGCTTTCATTGAACCATCTTCGGCAGCCATTAAGACTACTATTTGTTCTATTGGTTCATTGTAAGTCTCAGCATACATCATTGAATATGCTGTACATTGTAGGAAGTAATTGTCTACCCACTCCTCGATTCTTTCTTTATTTGCTGTTTTAAAATCAATAACAGATAATTTACCATTGTATTCTGCAACACAATCAACTTGTCCTGCAATTGTCAAATTAGGACTATACATAATTTCTTCTACTAATCTAATGTTATTAATTTGGTCTAGATAGGGTTTCATTAATTTAAATAACCCTAATGGTAACACATCACGAATGGATGGTGTCTCGTTCTTCATATATTGTTCTACTAATGTGTGTAGAGATTTACCTCTATTTGCACATCTTCGCATTTCCCAATTGGCAACATCTGTGCCAACAGATTCTCTCCATTTTGTTAGACCATCGGTCTTTCTTAATGATAATACGGAGGTAACTGATGGATAATTTTTGCCATCAATTTCATAAAATCTATGTCCATTAATTCTTCTACCTTGTGTTTTTGGTAGTATCTTTTTATCTATATCTATATGTGTAAATTTCATATCTGTTCTCAATTATATTTTATCTATGTATTATATACCAACCAGCAGAGAATGTCAATGCTGGTTGATACTATTTATTATTTAGGATATACTGAAGGTCCTCGTACTGATGACTTAGTGAACTCTGGATAAGCATCCAAACCACATTCAGAGATATCTACTCCTTCATCTTCTTCATCTTCTGATACTCTTAATCCGAATGTTGAATTTATTCCAACCCAAAAGAATGTGCTGACTATAAATGTCCATCCAAATATAACTAGTATTCCTAATACTTGTGCATTTAGTGTTCCTGTAGTAAATACTACTGCAAGTAATCCCCATATACCTGCTGTTCCGTGTGCTGATATAGCACCCACAGGGTCATCTAACTTCAGTTTATCTAAAGCGATAATTGAGAATACTACTAATACACCACCAACTGCACCTATTATTGTTGCAAGTCCTGGTGTTGGTGCTAAAGGTTCTGCTGTTATTGAAACTAGACCTGCAATCGCACCATTAAGTGCCATTGTTAAGTCTGATTTACCGAATAATACTTTAGATACAATCAATGCACCCATAACGCCCCCAGCGGCAGCCAAGTTTGTGTTTACAAATATTTTCGATACTGCATTTGCCTCTGCAACATTTGATACTATTAATTCTGACCCACCATTGAATCCGAACCAACCTAACCATAGTATAAATGTACCTAGTGTTGCAAGTGGTAAGTTTGCACCAGGCATAGCGTTTACTTTGCCGTCTACATATTTACCTTTTCTTGAACCTAGTACTAAAACACCGGCAAGAGCCGCTGTCGCACCACATAAGTGAACTACACCTGAACCAGCAAAATCTAAAAATCCTGCCTCATCTAGGAATCCACCACCCCATTTCCAATAACCTTGAATAGGGTAAATGAAACTGGTCATTACTACACAAAATAGCAAGAACGGCCATAGTTTCATTCGTTCTGCAACTGCACCTGATATAATCGAACATGCTGTTGCTACAAATACAACTTGAAAGAAGTGGTCTGCCATGTATGAATAATATACATCGCCACCACTAGCAAGTACTGCTTCTGTTGTATTATCTTCACCTAGAAAGAATAATAATTCGCCTGAGTACATTATATTATATCCTATAATCATATAACATAAACATGCTATTGAGTATAGTGCTATATTTTTTGTAAGGATTTCTGTTGTGTTTTTAGCTCTGACAAGACCAGATTCAAGCATTGTGAACCCAGCGGCCATCCACATAACAAAAGCACCCATTACAAGAAAATATAGCGTGTCTAGAGCATATGATAACTCTACTACTGTATTTTCCATTATTTACCTCTTGTTTTTTTAGGTGAGCAATCTCACCATTGTTAATTATAGTCAGCAACCTGACTGTCTTATCATAATATAGTTTTCAAATCTTTTAACTTCTCGTTAATTTTAGCACTTTATCAATTTGTGCTTTTATAATAGGTGCCCTATTAGGCCAGTATATATAATCTTCTTCACTTTTTGCTAGATTATATA